AGAGGTTGGTTATTGTACCACTCACACACAGTTTACACTGTTATGTTCTCAACCAAAGAATTTGAGGGTCACTCACTGGTAAACAGCAAGATTTAGGTTATTGACGGGGAGGATAGGAGCAAGTTTATAGTCATTCTGAGACTCTGGATGACGCACTACTTCCAGTCACGGAGGCAGAACTCCGTTGCCCGTTGAGACACGGGTATCGGAGTCGTCACCACTACACGGCGATCCAAGCTTCCAACGAAGATACACTCCGGTGGAAAGCACGCAGCTAAGGAAAACTGCGGTGCCGAAAGAGCAAGGAACGTTTTCACGACAGTAACACTGTCGATACTTCTCACTTCCACGAACTGGCTTTCGGAGCCCAGTGCGTTGGAACGGTCTGAAAGACCGGAGGCCATGTGAAAGAATCCTGAATATGACGCGGATATACGCGCCCAGGAATCCGCCAACGCCGAGAAGCGCGTTTTGGGATTGTAATCCCAATCCAAGTGACCAGCTGACGGGCTGGACCACGGGAGATGTAGTTCCGCAAGTACTGCGGAAGCAGCTCCCGTTGTGAAGGCAGTGGTGAACTGCCCTACGTCAGCATACGATTTGAACAAAAAGTCAAATCTATCACGAGCATCAGGAACGCCCTCTCCAGGGGCATCCCCGAACACTGTTTTCACAGCGTTCCACGCGTCTGGGACATCTCCAGATAACACAGCGTCCTCCAACACTGTACTGGAGATCTTCAACTCCGCATTACTGAGGAGTTGGGACAGGGCAGCAGCTATCACAACTTTCGTTGTTCGATCACCTGAACTCATGGGCAGCCACGCCCGAGAGAGCACCGTGTTGTGATTTGCATCACGGAGACACTTATCAGCCAGATAAACTAGCTTACACACGGTACTCTGGTAATCAGCCAGCATGTACCTGGTTCCGGTAGACGGAACAGCAAATTCACCAAACTGCCCGATATAGGCCTTCACAGCTGTGAAGTTTAACACTTCACTACTGGACACAGGAGCGAAATCGCCCTGTGGAAGACCCATATTTACACGGGCATGTACGGTTTGTTGGGCAAGGCCCAGAAGACAGGAGGCAGCAAGGTAACACTTGAAGGCCGAGTCAGCAACACCCGAGTTGGCCTTGAACTCGGAGTAACGAGCGTTTTTAACATATCGGTCTCCGAAACCGACAACGCATCGCTTGACAGCCGAAAAATCATACGAAAATTCGGCGTCCCGAGTTGGCTCACCGGCACCCGTAGCGAAGACTACAGGAAATTTACCCGGTGTGGGGTTGATGTCTGCTTGGCCAGCAGACGAGAAAAGAGAAGCTTTGGCGGAGGAGGCAGCAATGCCAGGTGTGGAACCCTGACCTGCCCGTCTCGCGGCGCGTTCAGCTTTTCCAGGTTTACCTTTCTTCCCGCCACGGGAAGAAACGCTGTCGCCTGGAGCGACGGAGGAGGAGATTTCTGATTGTCTGTCAGACATGACCAGAACGTGATGGAGGCTTGAATTCTTGAGCTGTAGACAATAAGCTCGAAGAATAAAACACCCGTATACACAGGCCAAAATTTGTCAAATTTTGCG